CATCGAGATTGTTCGCCATCGCAGGTCCCCCAGCGTCGTTGTCGGCGCTTATGTTGGACGTCACGACAGCGCGCTTGACGTCACGGGTCATGCCCCCCGTGTTCTTGGCCTGGGAGATGGCGTTCAGGAGGCTCACCTCCCCGAACTCCGTCTCGAACGTGTCCCACTCGCCCGTTGTCTCCGATAGCTTGATACCATCGGTCTGCGCCCACGAGCTGCCCACCTGGTTGCCGTCATCGAGGTACATCTCCCCGGCTGCCTGCAGATGCAGGTCATCGCTACCTGTGGTCTCGACATGGCCTGCCGTCACCCCGATATCAATCTCGGTGCCGCCCGTGGCCACCTTGATGGCGGACGCGAAATCGTTGAGCACGGCGTCTACGTTGAAGACGTCCACGTCGCCAGCGACCTGCAACTCGCTTGTGCCGCCCGCCGAGCCCTCCTTGATCACGAGCAGGGGATTGAGCAGGTCATCGCGGAATGAGAGCTCGACGCCGGCCGTGGTCAAGTCCCAGAAAAGATTGGTGTCCTGCGTGGCCGGTGTGGTCCCCTGGTTGTCGATGGCGTTGTTGAGCGTCACGCTCACGCTGGCCGAGCCGTCCGTGAACTTCACCGTCGGGAAATAACAGTCCTCCGGTAGGGTATCGAGCGTGAGCCGCTTCGAGTAGATGTATTCGATGGTCTTGCCGCCTATGTCGATGCCGGGGCAGTGCTCCAGGCTGTCATCCGCGGCGATGCGGTAGAAGCTGATCTGAACCTGCTTGTTGGTATCGTTGAAGGCCTCGCCCTGTACGACCCCTGACTCTGCCTGCAGCAGCCCGTAGACCTGCCGGCCATCGCTCGTCAGGCCCTCGTGCGTGTCATGGTCCCTGATCCAAACCATGTTCTTTGGGGCGATGCTGCTGGTACCGCTGATGAGGTCGAGCTGCCACCCCCCAACGTCGCCGCTCAGTACCGCCACGACGGCCCCGAGCCCCGTCCCGATGCCAGCGGTATCGGACGGGGTCTCGGACCCTGCGGCGCTCAGCACAACCACATCCCCTGCCCCACCTGTAGGCTGATTGACGGTCATCGTCGTCGTCGTCGCCCACGTCGTCACGTTGCCCACCACGCCTTCTTCGTCGTGCGTAATGGTCACCGTCGCGGATGTGCCCCCGGCATTGCTCGCTGTGAGCTTGAGGCCTCCGACACCGTTGATGGCGGTGACCATGCGGCTCGCGACCTGGATGGCGGTGGTGTCCGTCGAGATGTCAACCAGGGTGTTGCCACCGCTGACCCCATCGGGGGGCACGTCGAACTCGAATACGATTGGGGTTGTGATCCCGTCGTCAAGCGTGAACGTCTGGCCGTCTGTGATGCTCGACTTGATGATCGCGATGATGCTCCCTGATGCCTTCACCGCGGCCGGCACGGAGACGTTGGTGAGCACCTGCACAGGGCACAGGAGGCGTTGCTCCTCCAGCTCGTCGAGGTGGGTGGCCAGGCCGAATATCCCGCGCTTCTTTGCCGCGCCCAGGCCGGTGACTGTCGGGATGTCATCGTACCAGTTACCGCTGACGTCCGCCTTGATGACGCGGTTGATTTGCGACCTCAGGCTGTTGAGGTCGTCCTCGATGTGGACAGGGGCCGACTCCATCGTGGCCCCAGCCGCCACGTTGTCCGTGTACGTTACCGAACGCCTAACCTGCACATCTTGTCTGATCCAAGTCCTACCCATGGCACGCTCCCTCAGGCGCTGACGGCATAGTCAGCAGTCAGAAGCTCCCAGTCCAGCAGTGCGGGAGCCGTGATGGTGATCCTGTCGTATCCGGTGCCCACGCCGCCGCTCTCGCTGAGCGTAAAGTCGCAGCTGCCGGCTACGTCTTCTAATTGCCGTATGCCATTTCGATACAGTCTGAAGGTGCTAGGAAGCACCGCCTCTGCCAGCGAGTAGATGAGGTTGAGCCCATCCTTCAGCCCGGCAGGGGTCATGTTCCAGCGTAGAACCTGCGTCACATCGATGTCTAGATCGATGCTGCACTCTGGGTCGTTCTCGGCCACGGTGAGGGCCAGGGTTAGGCTCTGGAGCGTGCGGAAGCGCAGCGTGACGCCCTGCTTGTCACGGTAGACGCCGGCCCCCGTCCCGCAGTTCACCGCCTCGTTGGCCTCGCCGACACCCACCGGGACGGGCGAGGTCATGCAGAGATTGACCGGGGCGCTCGCCAGCTCCAGACTCGGGCTGCTCACCTCGAACGTGAGGCGGATGTCGACGGGAAACGACAGGATGCAACTATCGCTGCTCAGCGATAGCTCAGGGGCCGGGGACTCTAGCGCGAGGACGGGCCCGACCGCCTCAAGGATCAGAGTCGGGACAATCGACGTGAGGATCAGTCCATCGCACGCCACGCTACGGCCTCTTCTTCGCCTTCACGGTGATGGTGAAGTCTTGGCTGGTGAGCGGGAGCCCGCCCGTGTCGATGAAGCGCACCTGAGCCGCCTGGTTCTTCCCCACCACAAGGTCCGTGGCAAGCCACGTGATCTTGAACTGGCCGTTCGCCGCGTCAGTGATCACCACACCTGATGTCACCGTGGACTTCTGCACGACGGTGCCGTCTGGCTGCACAAGGTCGAACTCGACTGTGTACCCCGATAGGTCGACCCCCTCCAAGGTCCCAAGAATCTCAGGGAGCCTGTCCCCGGCGGTGAAGACGTGCGGGTACTTCTTGGCCTGCGTCCTACATGCCGTCGCCATCAGTGCTGCCTCCCAGTAGAATGGACACACTTGTCAATGACGGCCTGCAGCCGCTCATCATGCGCGGTGCACTCTCGGTTGTGGAGTGCGGCGAAGTCGGCTCTCTGCTTGTCCAGCGTGGCCCCAAAGTCATTGCGCTGGTCGTCAAGTGCCGTGGCGAAGCTGCTTGTCAGGGCAGGGATTGTGCGCGTCGTGAGGTGACGGGCGAGCCAGAGTACGAACCCGAGGGCTCCGAGGTCCCCGACAAAGTCAAACAGCATCTCTGGCTCCATCCAAATCCCCTCAGTTGCCGTTTGGCTTGGCCGGTCGCGGCACCACAACCTTCGGGTCCCGCCACGTGACCAGGTTAAGCCCCAGCTGCTGCGAGATGGCCGTCAGGGCGATGCGCCGCGTCTTTGCGTTCTCAAGCGCCGTCGTCAGCTGCTCGATTCTACCGCGCAAGCCACTCAGCTCCTGCTCGGCCTGCCGCAGCTGGTTGAGGACGTCCTTCTCGAATCGCGTCGCCGGCTGAGCCCGCCCAGACATCAGGGCCTGGACGTACTCAATGTTGCGCTGCTGGTCATCCGTCATCGGTCTCGCCAGCACGTCATCAGCCTTCGGTGCGTCCGGTTGCGGCCGTGCCTTCTGTTCCGGCTTAGCGTGCTTCTGCTGCTGCTTGCTCACTCGTCTCTCCTATGGCGTCGTGCTGTAGGTTTGAATCCAGCGGGTCGCCCCGCCTATCTTCACGCGAATCCAACCGGCCGCCGTCGATGGCGTGCCGGTCGATGACGCGCCCATGAAGTGCAGGTCATTGCCGCCCATCTCAAGCTGCAGGATGCCATCGGCTGTCGGGGCCTTGCCGATGGCAACGTAGTTGCCCGTGCCGAGCGCTGGGTCACCGATGCACACGTAGCCTGTCGTCCCACCGTAGCCGAGCCAGAGATGCGTGTAGTTGGTGCCGGCCAGAACGGTGAAGCGCAGCTCGCCATTGGATCCATCGCTGACGATGGTCCAGCTGTCTATAGCGCCCCAGAGCGCCATGCCCACATCGCCGCCGCCTGACGAATCGGATGCGAGGTTCAGAATCTGTGCGTCTGCGGGTACCGTCGCACCTGTGAACTCATTGGGAAAATCTTCGGCGTAGCCAAGCCACATGCGCCGACCGCTGTCGACCTTCATCGTCAGCAGACTCTGAACATACATCGCCCAGCCAGGTAGCGTATCACTATGGCGATAGAGCATCTGGCCAGCGACGTTGCTACCAGCATCCCCACAAACGAGTCCACCAACTGAGGCCGATGGGGTCAGGATACTGAGGTAAGCGTCTCCATTGTTCTCTAGTGTGGCGACCGTACTGGCAACGGGGCCGATGCCGGAGTTCCCCGCCCATACGTGGAGCAATGTGTCCGGCGTGATGAAAGACCCGCCGATACCGACTCTCCCGTTGTCTAGTATCGCTATCCGGCCTACGGCGTTTGCCCATAGCTCCATTCGGTTGGCAGCGTGAGAGTACCGGATAAGCCCGACATCGGTATCGTCTGCGTCTCCGAATGCGATGCCGCCCCAGTCGTTTGGCGAGGTCTTGCCGCTCAGTATCTGGAAGAAGCAGTTGCCGTCCCGCTCGATGGCGGCCAAGACATTCGCACCAATGGCCCGGACATTGGACTCTTGGACGTGTAGCATTACCTCCGGGTCACTAGTACCGATGCCGACAAATCCGCTAGCATCGATGCGCATCGCCTCTGTGCCGTAGTCCTGATTGGCCACGTCTGGCGATGCTCGTCCCAGAGACCCCGTGCGGAACGAGAGCCCCGTCGGCATCGTCGACACGTTGCTGAACGTGCCTTCCGCGATAGCGGCGATTGATGCCGGATAGGCGATGTTGGCCTCCGACCCATCAGTGTGGTTGGCGCCGAAGATGACGGAGCCAAGAACGCCCTTGTAGGTGGCATCCATTGCTGCGCTGGTTCTGTAGTGCTCCACCACAAGGCGACCAGCAAACGACTGCGACTGGTTCGCATCGGAGCGCTTGCCTTGGACGCGAACGACTGGAGCATTGCCAGTGGTATTCGGGTCCTGAATGAAGACACCATCCGTGGTCCAGACGTGAAGTGCGTGCGTCGGTGCCGTGAACCCCGCACCGATGCCGACTCGGCCAGCGGTGTCCATGTACATGTACTCGGACGAGCCGTTGATGAGCCATCGGTGCCCCAGCTTGGCATCGTATGTGATCGGATATTCACTCCAGACCTGGAGGCCCACAGTAGCACGGTCATCATAGCTCAGGTCGATGAGGCCATAGGACGTATCCGCCGTATTGAAGGTCCACTTGAGGGCACCCGTTGCCCCTGCGGTACCGGCCTGCAGCCGCAGCGTCGCGTCGCTGCCCAACAGCCGCACGTCATGAGAGAAGTTCGCATCCCCTGTTTCGAGCAGCGACAGAGCCAGCAGTGGCAGGCTCGTAGCGCCCGGGTTGTTGGGGGTTGTGTAGAAGTCGATGGCCATGCCGCCATCAAGGTCGGACCCGTAGTTCTCCGTGGCCCGACCGACGATGGCGCCCAGCAGCTTTGGGTTCTCGGTGGTGAATGCCGAGTCCCAGGACATGAACTTCAGGCCAGCCGTGAACTTGCCGGTAGCATCCATGCTACCAGCGCTCAGCTCGACTCCAGCCATCGTGCGGGCAAGCGCGGTGTATCCGGAGCTGTTGGTCACCCCTACGCTGCGGTTGAGCAGGATGTCATCCGCATCGACGAGGCCGTCACCAAACGTGGTGTCCATCCACGTGAGCCAGTCGCCCGTCCACCCCCAGAGGTAGTTGGCATTGGCAGCCGGCAACAGGTCGTTGAGTAGGTACCCGTCCGTCACCTTGCTCGGAGCCGGAATCGTCCTGTTGGTCTGATTTGTGTCGAGCGTCGGCAGTGTCGTTGGCTTGTTCGGCATGGCTCAGCTCCAGGATGAATGAATGCCGTCTAGCTCGCCCTGGTCCAGGCCCTGGCCAGCAGTGTCGAATCGAAAGGGGTTGGTCCCAGCGTACCACGTGAACCAGTGGCCAACGCCAGCTGGGCGCGCGAGACCAACGACGCGCCCTATCTCCTGACCATTGGTGATGGCGCCATCGGCCACGACCTCTATCTTGGCGGGTGGGGTCTCGGTGATGACGGAGGAGGCGGCGCCCAGCGCAACGACCAGCTGGTTCAGGTCCTCGATTGTCCCGCTGGCGTTGTTGAGCAAAATCTGGGCCCCTATGCGCACGCGGTAGTCGGCGTCGCTGCGGCCCTCGCGCTCTACCCCGACGACCTCCCCGAGTCCGTCGAGCTGGACCCCCTCGGCACTGGCGAGGGTGGTCAGCGTCAGCACCCCGAACGCTGCCGTCTCGACCTCCTGGGACTGCTGGGCCCAGGCGCGGATGAACGCTTCGATGTTCGCCTGGCCCTTGAACTGGTCGATGAGGTTCCCGACCGCCTCGGCCAGGCGCTCGGTGGTGAGTGTCGCCGTTGTCATTCGCTCGTCACCGCCATCCGCAGCTCATTCGGTATAGGCATCTCGTACTGCTCCATGAAGCGGACCAGCTCCCTTGCCCTCAGTCGCCGATGCCCGCCTGGCGTGCGAAATGCTACTAGACGCCCCTGGGTAATCCACATGTTCACAGACGAAATGTTCACTTGCATCAAGCGCGCAGCTACTCCATTCGTCAGCACGGTGTCGCCGGTTATCGTCATACCGACGTCACCGCTATCCGGGTCGTATCGAACGTCGCACCCTGCCGACTCGCGATGATGACGTTGCTCGTGCCGGCCGGGGTGAAGCTGGTCGGGAACCCGAGCGCAGCGTTGGCCGTGCCGCCAGTCACCTCGATGGTTCCGCCGCTGTCACTGGTGATGGTAACAGCCCCGGCAGCCGTGCCACCGGTAGCTGACGGGCTCGCGAGCTGCGTCGAGAGGACGGCAGCGACCTCCAGGGCTGTGGCGTTGCCGATATCAGCGAAGTCCCCACTGAGAAACGTGACGGTCTGTTCAGCGCTTTGGCCGTCGACTTTGACCGTCAACGTCTCGCCGTTGGACAGAGCGAATAGCTCCGTGCCGCTGGTCACCGTGACCGGGCGCTTGTCGAGAGCCATGCTCTGGACATCGACGACGCCCGAGACGCCTCCGGCCGTGGTCAGCGTCTCGCCCAGGAACTGGTTGTAGATGACGTCGTCGCCTATACCAAGCGTATCCCCCAGAGCCTTGAGCTGCGCGGCGACCTGGGTGTCCCCGTCGGCCGGGTAGTTGCCGTCGGTGACCACGGTGATGGCGATGAACATCTCGATTGGGTCAGCTCGACTCGCCAGGATGGTGTGGCTCGTGCCCTGGCTGTCCACGATGAGTTCGCTGATGTCCCCGCCATAGGTGGCGATGCCGGCCGGCTTGTCATCGAAGATGGCCTGGGCCACGTCGGCGTCAGAGCCCCCGAGCACCACACACTCGATGGCGTGTGGTGGAACCCCGTTGCTGTCCGTCACATCCGTCGTGTTCTCGAAAACGAAGGCCTCCGTCACACCCGAGACCAGGAGGAGCTTGGCGCGGATGGTGTCGACGGTCCCCTTCCCCGATACCGTGAGGAGGTTCTCGCGCCGCACCCTGAACGCAGCGTCAGTCTCTATGTCGGTCCCGACCACCGCATCGGCTAGGTTGTTGACTCCATCCCACCCGCTGACGGCGGTGACAATCTCGGTGACCTGATAGGCGAGCCCGACTGTGGGCCCCGTCACCGTGGCCTCGGCCGCTACCGTCGTATGCCCCTCCCCGTCCCCGACGAAGCGCCAGGTGACGGTGCCGTCTACAATCGCGGTCCCCTCCCCGGTGGGGCCGCCCGACACAGCGCTGGTCCCGGCTATGGCGCAGACGTAGATGTTCTCCGGGGCGTCGTTCCGGACGATGTCCCCGACGCTATACCAGGTGGTAGCGGCCCAGGCTGCCGCGAGCGAGATGGTCGCTGGGGCGGTCGTCTCGAAGATGCCCCCGGCCGGGACGCGCGCCTGCCGGCCCAGTGGGAGTGACGTCGCGTCATCACCTGTTGCGAGGAGGGTGACGGATGACACTGTGGCCGGCAGGCGCGTCGCTCCTGTGATGGCCCCCACGCCATCGAGAGACGCCGCAGAGGCTGAGTCTGGGTACTGGGAGAGGTAGACCTCTTCGAGGACGTCCCAATCCTGCGAGATTTGGTCGGCCAGGATGCCCACGATTTGGCCCAGGATGGCCGTGGACTCCGTGTTCAGGTTCGGGGAGATGTCCGCCTTGAGGTCTGCCACGACCTCATCGATGACGTCCTGGCGCGTCTTCTTGGCAAACCCGGTGCTGAGAACGCCAAAGCTCGACATCAGAGGTCCACCTCCACCACGAACGGCACGTATGTCAGCTCGCCGTCTACGTTTGCCTGGACACCAAGAGTGACCGTCAGGAGGCGGTTTGCTCCGTCGAGGTCCAACTGAAGGTCATCGACAGACTCGACGCCGGGGGTTGTCCTGGCTACTTCCGACAGCATGGCCCGCATCTGCCCCTCATTCGGGTTCTTCTTGAGTACGTCCCGTATATACGGCGTGCCCTCGTCTGGGTCCAGGAACCATTCCCCGGCAAAGAACCGGTAGCGTATCTGCAGCTCCTGGCGGATGGCCTCGACCCCGTCCACGAGCTGCAGGTCGTTGGTGGTCAGGTCGAGGTCGCCAGCGGCGTTCAGGAGTAGGTCCATCAGTCAGCCTTCACCTTCTCGGCCGCGACGTCGCCGACTGCTGCGGGTGGGGATGCCTGCGATGCCGTGGACGAGATGACTCCTGGGACGGCACCAGCCCCCACGGTCGCCGTCGTGATGTGGATGTGGGCGTTGTAGGCCGTCACCAGCGAGTTGACGGTGTTGCGTAGGGCCGTGACCTCGTCCTTGACCAGCTGGGCCAACGCCACGTAGTCAGCAGCAGGCTCGCTGCCAAGGTGCACCTCCCCGTCAGGCTTGATGTGGATGTGGCTGCCACCGTCCAGGCCGAGCACCAGGTTCTCAGCATGCGCGTCTCCCAGGGCCCGTTTGCTCGGGTACAGGGCCGGATAGGCCACGGCATCCGACAGCGAGTGCATGCGGTAGTCGAGAGGGGTGGTCTCTGCCCCATCCCCCCCGAGCCACTGGTCCATCGAGCGCTCGACGAAGACGAGGTGCACCAGGTCGCCCTTGGCCAACGGGAAGGTGACGAAGAACCCGCCTCCCCGAGGAAACGCCACCGGCACATCCATCAGGATTGGGAGCGACTCGGGCTCAAGCTCGTTCCCATCAACGTCGACCAGGACTCGCCTGAGAAGCGGCTTCACGTCGACCGTCTGGGCCTCCACGTTGTACGCCTCCACGGCCCCCGGCATCGAGACGTGCACGGTGGTGCGCTCTGCCTCCATGGCGATGCGCAGAAGCTCGGCTAGGTTCGGGGTGCGGCTTCTCTCCTTCATTGCCCCTTCATCTCCAATGTCGTCTTCCAGTCGGAACCCCAGGTATCCCCTACGTGTTTCACCTTGTCGGCGATGAACGTCCCGGAGACCACGAGCGACTCCAGCTCGACGCGGCGGCCTGGCTTGAACCGCCCGTTCAGCAGCGAGACGGCTGTGATGGCCCCCTTCTCCCCGATGGATGGGGACCCCAGGAGCCCCGTGCCGCCGCTGAGCTTCACGGGTGGGTCGCTGGTCGCCTCCCCTTTGCCTAGGAGCTGCAGGCTCTTGTCCTGTACGCTTGCCTTGAGGCCGAGAGACGACGCGACCTCGTCGAGCACGTCGTCGGCCTTCCCCGACAGCGTGAACCCTGAGATGAATTCTTTGAGAACGCTTCGAGCCCCATCGGCATTCACCTTCTCGTCGAGATTCCCGACGTCTAGGCCGAGTGCCTGAGCCGCCTTCTTCAAGATGGCCCCCGGGGTCTGAGGCCCCCGCAGGCTCTCGTTGATGCGGGCCGTCTTCTTGGCCCGCCCCCCGTCCTCTAGCTCGAGCTTGACCACCCAGTTGGTGGTTTCCCGGATGATGGTTGTCTTGTCGATGTCGCCCTTGAATATCTGCGCTATTTCGCCCACGTACCCGGCTTCTATGAGAACCTCTAACCCCTTCTCCTGGAGCTTAGATCTGTTCTCAGATGTCAGATTGTAGATGGTCAGGGCTGCCTTGTTTGCCGAGCCGTCCAGGCCCTTCTCGATGCTGAACTTGATGGCGAGCATGGCCTGGCTCGCCCCCTCCTCAGTGCGAGGGGATATCGTCAGTGGCCCGGCCACGACCCGCACATCCCGATTGTATAGCTCAGCCATGTTACGCTTCCGCGTACCTCACCTGCGTCTGCACTCCCAGGGTGTCCCCGTCGGGCTCCGTGTCAGCCCCCGTGGTGTCGACCACATCGAACGAGCCTGGCGGGTTCGTCTCCAGGGCGACGCGGCGCAGCAGGTCGTCCATCACGACGAGCCGCACGCCGTGCCGGATAGGGGTCAAGGTGACGTCGTAGAAGTGGGCGGTCCAGCGGTCGGCCCGCCTGTTGTAGTGGTACTCAATCACCACGGTCTGGCCGTCCAGGACGATGTTGTACCGATGGTCCAGGTTCGTGCGGAAGGTGGGCAGCCTGAGCGTCGCCATCAGCTCACCTCCGTCGGATTCTGCGTCCCCAGGTCGCTGGTGCCGGCCGCGACGCTCACCTGGGCCGTCTTGATCTCCCGCAGCTCCAGGGAGACCTCAACCGCCCGCCCCAGCTTCGCCGTTCGCGGGACCTTCATCGACTCGATGACCATGTTCTGGTACTGCCTCAGGGACGTCACTACGGACACCAGCTGAGCTTCGTCCAGCATTGTCAGGAACTTCCCGTAAGCGTCCAGCGAACGCCCTGATGTGAGGGTTGGCCTGATGAACCCTGGCCCGCGAGAAATCCCGTAGATGGGATGGTCGGTGACGATGCCGCGTATCGAGACCCGGTCAGGCTGGCGGCGGACGTGGTCGGTGATGTCAACGCCCTGCTCGACCGGAAACTTGGTGATGTCGTTTGCGGCGGTGTGCGTCTCGGAGATGGAAGCATCGAGCTCTATTGCCCCTACCGGCAAGAACTCATCGGAGGCCCCTACACCAATCCTGACACGCTTCTTGAACAGAACGTCAACTAGCGCCATTTGGTGCCTCCACCACGAACGATTGCGCTGCTCGCCTTACCTCACCCGAGAAGGCCTCCGCCAGCCGCTCCTCATCCATCCCAGGCTCGGCGTTCACCTGGACGTTGAAGTTCTGGGTGGTCTCGTTGTTCACCACCCCGGCGCCCCCTGCCCCCGCGGCCCCCGCCGCAGCCGCCGCTGCGGCCGTCTGCACAGGGAGCTGCACCCCACCAGGGCCAACTACACCTTGCATGGCCCCCTGCGTTATGGCTGCCTCCTCGGCCGCCGATGCCTCGCGCTGCGCGCGGCGGGCCTCTGACCTCCTGTAGAGTTCAGCGGCTCGCCGGTCTGTCTCCTCCTCGTCATCCCCACCGAGCCCGAAATCAATCTTGTCCTTCCAGGCATCCCACCAGCCGCCCAGAACCCTGGACCAGTGCTCGATGATGTTGTCCCAGAACGTCATGAGCGTGTCGGTGAGGTTCTCGATCCACTCGTCGACCTTCTTCTCGTTCACACCGAAGAAGTCGAGCCAGAACTTGAGGGCCTCCTGGAGCATCGCCCAGATGGCCCCAGACACCCCACCCCACTCTTCAATCAGGCCCTTGATGCCCTGCCACATCGTGGTGAAGAAATTCTCCGAGCCAGTGGCTAGCTTATACAGCTCGTATCCAAGCCAGATGAAGAGGCCGACGATGACCCCCAGGAGCACCGCGGTCAGCACCAGCGGGAGCGTCGCCGCGAGCCAAGCAGCCGCGCTCGCCGCAGCTCCTGCCACCCACGCAGCGGCAGATGCGACCGCTGATGCCACGTTGGCGGCGGCGATTGCCGCGCTCCCGACGATGTTGAGCGTTTTCCAGAAGAGGAACGAGGAGATGGCGGCCCAGTTGGCGACTACGACCTTCCCCAGGATGACCGCGGCCAGGCCTATGAGGAGCGACGTGACGATGGCTATCCCCGTCTTGTGCTCCTTGGCCCACTCGACCATCCCGTCGATGGAATCGCCCACGGCGTCGATGTACTCCTCGACGCTCCCCGTCAGCTCCTCGAACCACCCGATGATGTCCCCGATGACTGACTCGCCCCCGGCACGCCACGTCTGAAAATCCTCGATGAGCAGGGCGATGAGGGCGATCAGCAGGAGGATGGGGACCCCAGGGAGCATCAGCACCGCCACCAGGGCCATGACGATGCCTGTCACCTTCAGGATTTGCTGCCCGACCGGCCCCAGGCTATCGGCCCAATCACGAGCGGCCTGCACCCCTTCCTGGATGAGGTCGGCCACGGCACCGATTACCCTACCGGCCTTGTCAAAGAATACGTCGAGCCCCTGCTGGATGAGCTTGCGGTTCTCGAACAGCCAGTCCTGGACGGCGTTGACAGCGCGTCGCATCACGAGGACGGCCCCGCCGACCCGCTTGAGGAAGAACGTCCCGATGATGCCGGCCGTCTCCTTGATGGCAGACGCGAGATTGCGACTCGCGTTGGCGAACCCCTCCGCTGTCCGGGTTGCGTCTCCTGTCGCCCCTTGGGCCCCGAGCTGTCGCTGGATGGCGGCGTAGCGCAGCTGGATGCGCTCACCCTCGGTCATCTCCTTGATGCTCTTGGTGATGCCCTGACGGAATGCCTCCTGCGCGAGCGCCTGCTTCCTGACGTCGACACCGAACCGCTGCAGCGGCTCGGCAGAACCGATGAGGCCTGAGCGCAGGGACCGCAGCGCGTCATCGGCCTCGACGTTGTTGAACGAGCTGATGTCGAGTGCCAGCTCTGAGATGCCCGCTGCTAGCTCCCCCGCCGCCTCCGCGCTCCCGAGCGACGGTTTGACGAGCGCCCCGATGTTCGAGGCCATGTCCTGCAGCTGCAGGTTGGTGGCCCCCGTGCGCTCGCTGATGTCGTCGAGCTGCTGCTGTACCCCCCCACCGGCCGCTCCGAAGACGGCCCCAAACTTGTTGGCCGTCTCCTCGATGTCGGAGGCGACCTCGATCATCTTCTTGAAGCCGACGGCGACAGCTCCAGTCACCAGAAACTGCGTGAGCTTCGATGCCGTGTTCTTGAGGCCTTCGAGGCCCTGGTTGGCCTTCTGGAATCCCTTAGGGTCGGTCTGCACCCCGAGACGGACGAAGATGTCGCGCAAGCTGGCCACTGTCACCTCTTCGCAGCTGCTTTGGCCTTGGCCGCCGCCCGCTGTTCCA